GGCCAGACCAACCAGTCGATAGGGACGAAATGATCAAGCAGGTGCGTCAAAATATCCTGCGTGATTGTTTGGGAACCCCTGGGTTTTTAGACCCCGCTTTAGAAGTACGCGTAGACTTTAGTTGTGAATCGAAGGATTGTACAACGTCTGGTTCTGATGGTACAGACCACGGAGAGGGAAAAGGCGTCCGCTATGGGGAAGCTGAGAATCCTGGTCCTGGAAATACCCATGAACGGAAGAAGCAGTGGAGGGTTAAAGGGAAACCTAAAACTGCACCAGAGCAAGGGGGAGATAGAGAACCCCCTGAGTTGGAGTGTCAACCATGCGAGTTGGGTAAGTGTCACTTACCTAATCATCGACATCCAGCTCAAAACCGAAGGGGAAAGAAAAAGGGTCAGCAAAATTCCGCCAAGCGACGGATTTTGAAGAAGAAGACGGTAATCTGTCCTGAACCTGAATGGTGTAAAAGCCAGTTCCTACCCCACCTCCATTGTGTCAAGGCCTCTACTTGTCACGAGCCGTGTTGTAGTTTAATTCCTTGTGGGAATGCTGTCAAAACTACTGTAATTGAGAAAACTGCTATTCCTTCGGGCTTGGTAGTTGATCCTGACATCCATGAACAGATGCATGACATGGGTATCCCTGATGAATTTCTCCAAACCCCTTCCGCAGGTTCCAAACCGTTGCGCCCCAGTGTCCCTGATGCTGAGAAGGAGAAAGGAATCAACCGTGATCAGTTTCCCAATAAACACCCAGCTAAAATCCCTAGAATGGGGGAGGAGGTAGAAGCTGTCAGAAAGAAAACTGACAAAGGGGGTCACCCCGTGAAGGTGACCGTGAGCAAGAGCACAAGCATGCCATTGTGGGCCAAGAGGGAATTACGTGAAAAACTAGTCATTAGTCGACGCGGAATCGTTCCTGAACGTGTAGATACAAGTCTACTTGTTTTCCCCCCCCACAGAGGCTATTATGGAAATTATCCTCACGCTGATGTTATTGCTACCCCGCTTCGTTCTTTCGAGTATCAGTACGTACGTACTAGTTATGTTTCTTCCACATCATTTCTCCCACAGGTAGAGGATGAGGAGAAACATTACTCTAGTCCGCCCGCACTCGAGGACGAACTTGGGGGATATGAAGTTCCCTGGATTGAGGCTAAATGCTTACCAATACCTATTCGACATGATTGTGTGGACTGGGAAGAGGTTTGTCAAGCACACCCGCTTAATGGGTTTGAGCTGGCATTGGCTGAAAATCCTCTTATTCTTGAAGATATCCAGGGAACGTTCGTGTCCTGTCCAAGCATGATCAACAATTCACCAGTTGGTTTTGTCTCTACTTTCGTTAATATGAAAGTTTTACCCCCCGTCGACCAAGAAGCTCCTGAGTGTGTTCAGGATCGAGTGCGTGCATATGTGCGGTCCACCATCGATAACGATGTGTGGATTCCAGCTCATATGGATAACCTAGATCCGGAATTTATTCGACCTGACTTCTCTGGATACTACGATACGGAGGGAGACGAACTTCCAGCTGATGGAGAGTTTGACCCGACAGTGGAAGATGCCATTCTGCACCTTCATGGAGACCCCGTACAAACGGGAATCCTTGGTTCTCTGAAACGATTCTTTAAACGACTTGCACCATACACTCTGGCTGATGTCAGAACGACTACGCAAGATAAAGTTTTGTTGTCCAGTACCATAGGTTTTTCTTGGACGTTGATAAGTAGTAAGGTCTTTTTACGCGATACGTCTGTCGCTAAGGATTACTACTTAACTTTAGGTCTAGCCACTGTTTGTACCCAAAAGATCTTTAAAAGATTTGCTCATACCTTGTTGGCTGCCACCAAGAGTCTCCCTTGTGGGGCTCGGTTATTGGATGGTGAGCTCTCTGTTAATGGAAACTTTGGTAAGGCTATGGATTTTTATATCCGTAAGTCATACCCTCAGTTTTTCGTTTGGATGAGAGCCCAAGCCAACATTAGTGAATTGGTGGAAGCCTACAATTGGACACTTTGTTATCTTGCTGTTGAAACGGCGGTTTTGAATCTTAAAGCTACGGCTTCAGAGAATCGTGCCATCGTTGATGTTAAGCATCTCAAAGTGGGTATTCCTAAGGAAACTACCATTCCAATAGGAGTCACCAAGACATTCACTGGACAGCAACCATTTTTGGAGGTCTATCGCGATAATGGTCTTTTTGCAAAGAAAGGTCATTTTTCATCAAATGGGCTCCTTGATTACGCAAAGATCACGGAGCAAGTCAAACGCAAACAGCGACCACCCAGGTCCTATGTTTCTTCTGATGGAGGCGTAGTGCATAGTGCAACTGTACCTGCCAAGACTATCATTCAAATGACATGTGCACTCTCGAGGTTAACTAACGCAGTCGAACCTGGGGTGGAGGGTTTCCACGAACACCTCATGGTCAATAGCTATGCCGCTTGGAACAATATCGTTTTAGAAAAATTTTATGATTTTTCTGAGTACGAAAAGAGTCTTGTAGCGGTCGAGTTTGACTATGGGGAATTGTTCGAGGAAGCCAAGGAGCACCCAGTCAAGAGAGTGGAATACACCCAGTGCGTGGAGCAGAATGTACTGAATGGTGTTTTGATGAATTTGGAGATTGAAAGTGATGCTAGGGACGTATTGAACGCTGGCAAGCAGAAAGACGAACCCTTAAAGTTCAACTCTGAAGCCAGACTCTATGTCACTATTGGTCCTAAAGGAGCAATGATGGGTTCCAAAGCCTCTAAGGTTTTGAAATCAGTTCGAGCTTCCGAGCCTGTACTTGTTAATGAAAATGATGGAGCCACTGTTGGGGCCATTTATTTCATTCCAAAAACAGACCGGTTCTCTTTGAACGAATTTGCTCGATTGTGCCATTATGGGACTCGTGGACATGTCCTCTTTGAAGGTGGAAATCCACTTCCCCCGGCCCGTGAAATTGAAGGATCTAAGAGATATATCATTTTAGTTCACAGTGATGATACTTGGATTCTATTGGAGCAGTTTATAGAAGGTGTCTGGTGTACCTTATGGTTCACGGTAGACATCAGTAAATGTGATAAATCACATGCAGGCATTTTCG